TTTTTTTTAACAAAAAAATCAGTTACATAATTTGTTTGAATAAATTCTTGAGGGATTGTATTTTTGAAATTTTTTGTCAATAATTTGTTATTTAAAAGTTGAAAAAATTTATCATCAGATGAATTATTTAGAAAAGTTTCAAATGATTTACCTATAAATTTATAAATTACATCAAAAATAGTCTTTTGAACAATTTTATTATTATCATCTTTAATCTTACTATATGCATTTTCAATATTTGTAGTAATATTATTTATTGTGTAATATTCACATGATAATTTTTTTTTAATAAAATATACCTTAGCACTATCTTTTTTATTTAAAATGTACTTACTATTTTGTTGTAATTCATATATTTGTGTTGTTACATGTTGTATCAATTTTTCTAAACTGTAGTCCACATTAGTATAATCAATAAGCAAATCAAAGTTAAATCTGGTAGCATTCTTATTATTATTTATAATCATATACATATATTTAAAAATAATTGCAAAAAATTTATTTATATAATTAATAGATAATATTTTATTTATTTCATTTTTTTGTGTAGTTTGAATAGAGTTAATTAATTTTTTCAATATTATAATATTTAATTGAATTCTTTTACTTTTTTTTCTACAAAATTTTTTATTTGTTCCTCCTGATTTTTTTTCTTCAATGAAACAATCTTTATAGTTATCATTGTCTAAGAATTCATGAATTGTATTTTTACACCAGCTTTTATTATTTTCAATATTATATATAAAAAAAATATAATGATAAAAACTAGATTGGTCTATAATTATATGATTATCAGTAATTTTATCAATATTTTCATTGAAAATTGAATAATAATTATTATATATTGCAATATTTATATCATTGTTATTTGGTTCAGTATTATCTTTATTTTCCTCTGAACTTGAATGAGATTTCTCTGATTCTGATATTTCATTTAAATCATATAACTTATGTTTATTCAATTCAATTTGACTTTCAGATATTTTTAGAATTTTCTTATTATATTTCACATCGCGTGAATTTGTATCATTAACGTCCAAAAATTGTTTACAAATATCATTTGATATAAATAAATTTTCATAACTTTTATAAATTTTATTTATTAGTAATCTAATTGTATATTCTTCATTCTGTTTTTCAGAAGTATCATTATCAAAACCTTTGCTATTTAAAGTACTATTGTACCACCCTTTTATATTTAAAAAATTATTATCAGTATTGATATGTGTTAAATCTTCATAAAACGCATCAGAACTATTTATATCTTCATATTTTGATTCTTCTGGTGCGTAAAATTTTAAGTATTTATATAATACTTCTTTATCTTCTTTAACTTTATCTTTATTTATATCATTATAATTAAAAACATTATTTATTTCATCTATTTTATCTATTTCATCTATAGAATTTAATAATGATATAAAATTATAAAAAAATAATAAATTTTTGTTTTTATCATCACTATCACCACGTTCATCTAATATAGGCTTAACCTTATTTACCTTTTCAGTGATTTCTTCAATTTTATTTTTAATTGTATCAATATTTTGTTGTTCTGTATTTTCAGGACTTGAAATTTCAATTTCATTTATATCATTAATAATATTTTCATAACTATCATAAAAAGTATTTCCATTATTATCAGTTGATAATAAAACACTTAAATCGTAATTGTATTTATCATATAAATAATTATCTATATTACTTTGTAAATTACTTTGTAAATTAATAGCATTTATCACATTTGTGTAATTATTATTATTTTTTAGATATTTGTCTAAATCATTTTTTAAATGTATGTGTTTATATTCATCAGTGGATTTGTTTATCTTATAAAAAAAATCACCTAAATATGTTTTAGTTTTTCTCTTTATATTTGGACTATAATTTATTTTTGTATAATTATCTTTATTTTCATAGGTTTTACCTAAAATATTTTGATTTTTTAAATAATCAAGATGTTTGTTATCATAATTTTCGTTACCGGTTATTTTTATATATTCAGTATTAGTATATTTGTATAAATAATGAAATTTATCAGGTATTTCAAAATATGTTTTCATATTATAATTATTATCAAATGAAAATAATTTAGAAAGTAAAATTAATAATTTATATGAATTATCATTTAATGTTAAATTTATTAAAAATTTTTCATATATGTTGGCGTCACGAGTGTTGTTGAAAATAGTATTTTTTAAAAATTCACGTAGTAATTGTTTTTTTATATCATTACTGCTATTAAATACTAAATAATCATCAAAAATTTTGTACATACACCACAATTCATAATATACATCACATTTAGAACAAATATCAATAAAACAATTAATATTATTAAAAAAATATAGAGAAGTATTCAATTCAGTTGAATAATTTGAAATATGTTCAAAATATTCTTGAATCTTTAATATATATTTAAATTCTTCAAAATATTTTTGAAATTCAGTCATTTGTTGATCCATTTTGATAATTGGATAGCTGTTAAAAAATAATTCAAATTTTTCTAACATAAGTATACTTTTGTTTATGTTATCACTAGTATTTGTGTTAAAATATTCATAATCATTATTATTGACATAATCTAATAATTTCTCTAAATATAAATAGGTAATAGTTTCTTTATTATTACTATTAATTTGCGATGCATTATATATACTAATTAACTGATTAACATAATTGAAAATAAATTCAAGATATTTAATATTAATTTTTTTTTTATCTTTTAATTCGGAGATGGGGTTTACATCAGTAGGGGAGGCACTGGTGGGTTCACTACCATTAGAGATTTGATCGGAGATGGGGTTTACATCAGTAGGGGGGGCACTGGGGGGGTTTTGCAAGGATGTGCGTGAGGATAGGGTATTGGATTCTTTATCAGTTGAATTTAATGATGCTTCATATTTGACAATAGTATTTTTAAAATTATCAAATAATTGCTCAGCTTTTTGTTTGTTACTAATTTTTTCAAGATATTGAAAAAAATTTTTTTTTGATTTAGTTATAATATCTTTATTTAAATAAATATTACTAGTAGAATTATTTTCGTGGTTATAATAATATTTTAATTTACATGAGTTGTTATTTGTATTAGAACTCATAAATTCATAAATATTAAGGTTATCAAATTTAATATTGTTAGAATTAATATTAGTATTATTAAATGTTTCCATTTTAACAATATTATTATCAATACTAGATACATTATCAGATAGGTCAATCTTGTAAATATTAAGATTTATATTATATATATATGTATTTTGAGTATTTTCAGTATTTTTAGTTGATTCCATCATTATAAATAAATAATATTATATATTTAATAAATTATTTTTTATTAGCTTTTTTTAAAATATTGATAGCATTTTCAATTTCTTTTTCACTAATTTTACCATCATTGTTAGAATCTAATACAGTTTCTAATTGTTTATAATTTTTAGGTAAAATATTATATTTAGAATTTTCATTAAATACAAATTTACTGAGTAATACAAATATAGTAGTAATAATAATAGCGGTAATAATATCTCTAGTGCCGATAAAAGCAATAGTAAATATTAGTATTTCAGTAGCAATATTTTTCATTAATGTTTCTTGTGATTTTGTTAATTTAATTTCAATATGTCTAGAACCAATATTCATAAATATCATCATAACACCTACAAATAATTTATTAGAACTTATAGATTTAGTATAATCATTTAATTTTTGGAGCATATTAGTAGGTTTAATTTTATTATTATTTTTTTTCATTATATAATAATAATATATTATAATATTTTAAAAAAATAAGTAGTTTTTAGAAATATTATAATATTGATTTTTATTAATAAATGTATACTATATTAAATCCAGCATTGATAGATGATTCACAAATAAATATAAAATCAAATATAACTTCTCATAAAAAAACAATAAAATCTAAAGTAAATGAAAAACAAGAAGAAAAAAATAAGATAAAAAAAATATCAGATTTATCATCAATACATAAAAAGATGGATGATAATGAAGAAGAATATATGCACACAACAAATAAAAAATTAGAAGACAATGATATATTGAATAAAAAAGAATTTGATGAATATATAAAAAAACATGAAAATAATTTGATACCAAAAAAATCAATAGATGTAAATGAATTATATGATAAATCATTGTCAAATTATAATGATAGTTATAATGGAATAATAAGTAATAATAATAATGTAAATAATAATACAATATTATTAAATAAATTAAATTATTTAATAAATTTAGTGGAAGAACAAAAAGTAGAAAAAACAAATTATGTAACAGAAGAATTGATATTGTATTTGTTTTTAGGAATTTTTATAATATTTATATTAGATTCATTTGTAAAAATAACAAAATATACAAGATAAAAAATATCTAAAAGTAATGTAGTATAATAAAAAGTAAAAAAGGAATACTAAATAATAAAATACAAATAATTATACTTTTTAAAATACAAATAATTATACTTTTTTAAATACATATAAAAATTCATTATTATAATCTTTAATTTGTACTTTTTGATATAATTGAAAACCTTTAGATTTAGCCAAACTAATAATATGTTTAATAGATAATAAATACATAAATATATTTTGTTTTCGAATAAAGTCAGAATCAGTATGTTTAAAAGTTTCTTTGTATTCTAGATAAGGTATATTTAACAAATTATTGTTAAATGAGTTTTTATGATTTTTACTGGATATAGTTTCATCAATATTTAATAATTCATATTCTAATAAATATTCCAGGTTATTAGTTTTTACAATATATTTATTTATGTTATTATCGTATTTATTTGGATTGTATAATATATTATTATTATTATTATAATATATAGGATTAAATTTATTTTCATTAACTAAATGTAAAATTAACAATCCATTATCTTGTAATAATTTATAACAATTATCAAAAAAAAGATTTTTTTGAGATATAAAATAAAATGTATAATTTAAACATGTCAACATAGTAAAACTATTAAATTCAAATATATTATTATCTAAAATATCTTGATTATAAAATTTAGATTTAGAAAATTTATTTTTAGACATATTAACCATAGATTTAGATTTATCAATACCAATAATATTATAATTTTTACTTATATGATGTACATGTTCACCAGTACCAGAACCAATATCTAAAATAAAATTATCATCATAATTTTTAGCTAAATTTTTGATAAATTTAATTTGAAAATTATTTTTAGATTTATTTAAAAATATTTTATCATATTTTTGAACATAATAATCATCATAAATATCATCATTGTTTAAATAAACAAAATTATTATTGTTAATATTGTTGAAACTTTCAAAATTATTAGAAAATTTAATTTGATTACATAAAAAATACAATATAATAATAATAAAAAAAGTAGTAAAAACATATTTTGTAATATTTTCTTCAATGTTTTTAAATATATAATTATATCTCATTTAATAATAATAAAT